GAATTCTTTTGGATTAGTTTTGCATACAATACATAGACTATTTGTCATCATCCATCCAATTTGCAGGTCGTTTTTCTACAACTGCTATACCACTACCTAACTCTATGTCATCAAGTTGTTTTTTAACTTGGTCAACAACTTCATTAATAATATAATCAGCATGTTCTCTAGTTCTATTTCCTATTTCTGTTTCATCACACACTACTGATAAATCAATAGCATCTAATGGTTTTATATATATTCTTACACCATAATCTCTAACAGGATATTCTAATTCTCTAGGATTGGGCATTATTCCTCCTCTACTTCACTAATTTCATCTACTAAATCACTTCCACTAAGACTTAATATATGTTCCTCAGCTTGTTCCAAAGATTGCTCATCTACTTCTATTACTACTCTGTAAATAGGCATTATTCCTCCTCACTAAATGCTTGTTTAATTACTTCTGCTGTTTGCTTTACAAAGTCCTTACGCATTTGCTCTATTTTTACTATTATGTTTTCTAAATCAGGTACGCTTACTGTTGACTTAAAATCTTTGCCCTGATTTACAAACTTAACATCAACGTAATATATATCTCCCCACGTTAAATAGATTTCTCCATCTACGTTTGGTGTCATAAAAGTTATACCACCACGCTCTTTGTCTAATCTTTTAATTATCCAATCTTTATGGTCAATATCTTTTCTAATAAATATATCTATAAGACCACGATACCCATATTCTGTATCGCTTATTGTTGGTCTAGTGTCCTCACTCATTTATCTTTACCTTTCTAATTAAATTATCCCTGTTATAATTGCACAAATCACAATAACAATCGCCATCTCTTGCTAAGTCTTGATATTCCCAATGAATATTATCCCAACAATCCCAACAATATTTATCGTTTATATCTAAATCCCACAACTCACTTGCTTTTTGTGATACTGTACACTCTGCAATAGTTTGTTCATTATTTTCTAAACACGAAACGCATAATTCATTTGTTAATATTGTCATTAAAACAACCTCGCTGTCTTTGCCTGTTCTAATATTTCTTGTGGTGTCATTAACAATTTATAGTAATGCTTACCACCTTTCTTAATTGTTTCTATTTCCCACAAGTCCTCTCGCATATTAAAGATGTGTGCAGATATACGTGGTATTCCAAACTCATATACAAACGTGTGGCTTGATACCAATGGTTCACTACTATCTCTAGCAGTTTTTAATATCCACTCTACCCTTTGCCTTTGCTTTAGTTGTGGAACAGGTTGTTCTCTAAAATATTTAAAGTCCATTACTGCACCTCAACATTAGTATCACCATAAACACCGATTTTATTTAAGAACTTTAATTGTTCATCAGTTGCTACAAATGGTCTTTTGTCTGCTACTTCTAACGTTCTATCGCTATCCCAATATCTATTCTCTTTATCCCAATCACTATCGGCTTGTGTTAAATCTCTACCAAAAAACTCATTGATAAGGTCAACATCAAGTTTGCTATTCACATAATCTCTAGGATAGTAATAGCTTAGGTCGTGTTCATACTCGCCTACTCTTACTGTAAAAATAACCATTATGTATTCTTTTTCCATTATGCACTCTCGCTTTCTGTTGGCTTGTCGTGGTTAGTATGCTTTCTGCATATTGTTATTGAACCATTAAGAACTTCTATCTCTCTGTCTAACATATCACTTTCATCTCGCTCTGATAGATTGGATTTAAGTTCTTGCAGTTCACCTAACCATTTGTTTAGCTCGTGTATAGCTAAGAGTAAAGGTGTATCACTCATTAGAATACACCTTTCTCTTGTAGATACTTATGTATGTTGTTTGCTATACGTTTAGAACCTTTCTCGTTTGGTTCTATCTCGTTGTAATAACAATCTACTGTCATAAAGTTTCTTGTGTCTATGACATCATAAGTTTGATTGTTATTTCTACGATTGTATTTGTTAGCTAAACTGTACAATCTGTCGTTCCACATAGATACGATAGACAAAGCTATGTTATCTACGTTGTTGAAACGTGTTGGATTGAAAGCTAGATTACCTGTGTAGCATGTAAGAAACACAAACGTTCTACCTTTTTGTGATAGTTCGCTAAGTAATGTTTCGTATGCACTAGATAACTTGTCTAACTCTTGGTTCATAATGCCCATAATCTCGTTAGTATCTTTGTTGTCTTTAAGTAAATGCAGTTTTGCTAACAAATCATTACCACCTGCACTAATTACAACGTAATCACCACGAACTTTATTTGCTGAACTGATACAATCGCTTACTACATATCCATCAACAGCTTGGTCGTTGTAAACATGTTGGCTAACTTTTGACTTAGCTCGTAAATAATCTACTGTACCTTTGCCTGTTCCTGTATATGCAGAGTTGTCAATCACACTATCGCCTATCAATGTGCAGATAGCGTTCTCGTTAACTGTTCTATTGCTACCAAAGAAAGAGTTATTTGTAATACTCTTTGATGTTATTGGCTTACCAAACTCTAACTTCTCATCATGTATAATGATGTCCTCGTTGGTCAAGTCAATATTACTTTGGTCAATATACCATGTGTTATCAATATCATCTATTCCTTTAGACATGTATTCCTTTCTGTCAATATGTATTGTAGCATATTGTTAATATATGTGTACAAAAAAAAGTATCTAGTTTTCGGTCTATCACTAAACAGGGCTTGGAAAATGAAATCCTACTCACTAGATACTTTCTTGTTAGACCTTTTGATACTTGTCTAGGTATGACACACTTCTGTCAAGCAACCGATATGAGTTATAGACTTCGGTTAGTCTTGCTATTTACCGATTAGCGTTTCCTTATCCCTACTAATCGTTCAAGGCTCTCTTTAATAAGTGAGGGCTTTATAAATAGCTTGTAGCACACAGTTGGTGGCTTACACAATTAAGTCTTAGCAGTTTACCCAATGCTATGTGCTACAAGCTACCTACTGCACTAGGAACACTTGGTTGCCTTGTATATTTTCAAATACAATCCCTGTGCTTACGTTCAACAAAGGGGCTTTGTTTTTCGTAAGTAGCTTGAAAGAAACAATTAACGTGGTCTGCAATTAGTTGTTTCGTGTCTAGGTGGTAATGAACCACCAACCATTATCGTTCCTTTCTCATTTAACATTATCATATCTGTAATTATATGTTGTCTTTTTCTCTAATTTTTTTCTCTTGGTAAATCCTGTAATAAAGATTTACTTTACTTGCTAACCAATTACTAATAGTTAATGCACCAACTAAATAAATTGGAATAGATAACCAAAAGGATAATTCAATCTTGCTCATCTTGTTGCTTTCTATATTCTTCTTTGAACTCTAATGCAGTTTCGTTCATGCTCTGCATAAATACTTTCATATCATCATCACCTTTATCGTTGATGTATTCTGTAAAAGAGTTTCTTAACTTATCGTTAGCTAAATAACCTGCTATGAGTAATCTCATAAAGCTATCATCTTTACTTAAATGCTCTACGATTGTCATTTGAGTAATCTTTAGCATTTGTATTTGGTCTTGTATTTGTTCTATGTCTTGCATATATTCCCCTTTTTATTAAGCATACTCATTACTTTTTCAAGTGTTTTTATTTGTGTCGCATACCAAACTGCATTATCTACACCTGTAAAATCCCAATCATCAACTCGTTTAACAAACTCATCTGTATTAATGTCTGTTAATCCAAGCTGTGTATCAGTTGTTTCACACCAATCAAACATATTGCTATCTATGTGTGATTGTAAGTCTTTCTTAATAGTATTAAGTAGTTCTTCTATGTCTTGCATAGTTTCCTTTCTGTTGTCTTGCACATCATATCACATATCTTTTTTTATGTCATTAAATGTTTACATATAATCTTACATCTAGTAATCTTAATTATATGAAATGCGTAATTTGTGGTAGACCAATGCGTAGTGTGCATGAACAGCACAATGCAGAACCTGTTGCACAAGGTGTGTGTTGTGATTGGTGTAATGTTATGCAGGTTATCCCTAAAAGATTAGAACAACATAAACATATAATAAATACAATAAGTTTGTAAATAGATGTTGCATATATTTATTGAACTATTATTATTGCTGTATGTATTTAACAATTAGAAAGGTTAGTTAATAATGGCAAAATACTATTTAAGAATAGAGAGAGAAGTTTCTGTTGAAGTTGAGGCAGAAGATTATGAACAGGCAGAACAAGAAGCTATGTCTAAATTTATAGCAAATCCTAATGAAGAACTTTTATTAAACAAAGTTGTAGAGGCTACAGAGGTGGAGGAGTAATGGCTAAGATAGTTATACATGCTTACACAGAGGATAAAAATAATTCTCGTCTACCTAGTGCTAAAGAATTACTTACAACCTTAAGTGATACTTTAGGTGGTTATGTCGCTTGGATAGATGTTGTAGATACAACAAACAAGACTACATTTGAACACGAAGATAAATTAGAAAGGAACAAATGACATTACAAGAAAAAAAAGAATTAGCAAATCTTTATATTGAACAAACGACATTACAAGAATTATATGAACATAGAGAGGAAGTGAGAAAAGCTCTACGAAAAAAAGCTGTTGAACTTTCTCTTGATACTCATAAAGCAGATATTGTCATGGGTGTTGGTAGAGAGATACGAATACTTGATGAACTAATCAAAGAGAAACTATCTAAAAAAGATTATCAACAGTTTATTGAAACTAATATCAATAAAATTTGTAAATAAGAGTTGGCATAAAACTACAAGCTAGTAAGATAGTTATATCAATTAGAAAGGTTGGTTAGAAATGACAGATTGGAAAGATGTTTTAGTTAAAGCTGAATTGCGTTTAGCTGAACTAGAAAACAAACGTGCTGAAGTAGAAAGCACAAATCAAGCACCTTTTCCAAAGGTTGCAGTGCCTTATGAAACAGAGTGTATTGATTGCGAAGTTAGCTACACAGACAGAGATGTTGACAACGAAATTGAAGTCTATGAAGTTAATAAAATAGAAAGTGAATATCTATGCATGGATTGTGGATTTACTTACATTGATAAAGAAATCTCAAATACAAAAATACGTATTGAGATGATTAAAGAAAAGGTAGGTTAGAACATGAGTAAGCAAGGTCATAGTCAAGAACAGATTGACAGGAAGTTGCAGAGTATTGAAAGTTGGAAAGATACAATTACTAGATACAAAAAAGAAGTACAACAAATCAATGACAGAATAACTCCTTACAAGAATTTAAGTCAATGTGATTTAGATAGGTACGATAGAAATAAATCTATATTGCGTAATGATATTCAAATCGCTGAACATCAAATAAGGATATTGGAAAGTCAATTAATGGTAGATAAGTTAAGGAAAGATAACTACAAAATTAAAACAAAGATGTAATCATCTGACTAACCAATAAAGGAAGGCACTTGTTTAATCGCAGGTGCTTTTCTTTTTGTTGTTGCTAATCCTTCACAGTTTATTGTCGCATATCCTTCTATGATGTAAGTTAACTATATATCCCTAGTATTTAATCAAAAGGGGTACACTACATCTAGTATCACTACATAATGTATGCACAATATGTTGTATGTCTACTATTATGCGTTATCTCTACTTGTCGCACAGGCAGGATTGTCGTGGGCTTTCACATAGGGGGGTTAAATGTGGGCGTGGCTTTATTTATATGTACACCCTCTAAATATATGCTGTTAACTAGGTACTATATCTTGTGGTACTACATATAGTGGTGTACCTAAAACAATAAAATAAGTAATTTCTTTAAGTCTGTTGTAGTCAAGTAAAGTAAACATAGAGAGTACAGCTAACCCTGTGTCATCCCTCCCAACCGATAACAAATCTGTTTATGACTTATTTAAATATTATGAAGTAATAGGCTTTGACCCTAGTTATGATGGTCCTGCTAGTCCACTTTATTGAAAGTTTTTATCAAGAATCCTTTTCTAAAAGCAGGAAGAATCCTCTGATTGTCTGACTACCATATCACATAAATTATTTATTTACAAGTTTCACAAAATAACAACATTGTGATATTATGTTATTGGGTTTCATGAGTGATTCTTTATTCATAATAGCCCTCCTTTCTGATTGATACGACAATAAATCCCTTCAGGCAACTGAAGGGTAGTCGTATAACAACAACATCTAATTACAAAAAAATTTTTTTTACGCACTTATTGGGGGGGGAAGCTATAATGACATAAGCACAAGAAAGTCTTGTGCTTAGGTAGAAATACCTATAGAAAAGAAAGTATGCTTTTCATCATATGACATTTGTGATTATGTGATTGATTAAGTTTATTTCTTTTTCTTTCATAGAGTAGCGTAGGTGCGAGGACCTCCGAGGCTAAGGAAAATGGTTGCATGACCTGCCCAAAGTGATGGCAAAACAACTGCCTACATACTCATAACAGTAATGGACATACTGTACGTGCAGAACCTCACTTCGGTGAGGTTTTGTGGTATAGTACCAATAAGCAACAACAGGAGATAGAAATGCCGGTAGGCAAAAAAGGAAAGAAAAAAAGATACCCAAGTAAAAGAATTACTAAAAGATAATTGAAAATACCATGTCCTGCTTGTCAGGAGGATTTAGTGGTGGTTAAAGAGAAAGTAAAGTGCGTTAATAAAGAATGCAAAAATTATGACAGATAAAAAATTATGTTATGCAGGTGGGTGTCATAGACCTTTACCACCTAAAGCTAGTAAGTATTGTTCTGAACGTTGTCGTAACAGAATTAATATGCAAAAAAAACGTGCTAGAAAAGCAGGTAAAGAATGGTCACAACAAGATGATGTGCTTGAAATACCTAGTAAAAAAACAAACGTACAATCACGTAGAGGTCAAGTATATAACGACATAGTAGAATCAGGTTTAGCTGCAGATATATATACAGAAAAAATAACAATGCAAGAAGTAGCTACAATACTTGGCACAACATCAGGTGCAGTATCTATGGCATACTCTGCATACGTAGAAGATTTAAATACAAAACAACAACAAGATGAATGGTCATTACCACAGGTTGCAGAAAAAACATTAGCTGACTTTGATGATTTTAGACAAAGGTATTTCCAAACAGAACAAGGTGTAGCATACGAAACACCGGAGTTTCACAAAAAATGGATAGAACAAATTATGGACACTATAGAAAATGGTGGACAGCATATGATATTGTCACCTCCACGACATGGTAAAACAGATTTGTTAATACATTTTGCTGTGTGGTTAATTTGTAAAAATCCAAACATACGTATTTTGTGGGTAGGTGGTAATGAAGAGATAGCTAAAAACGCAATAGGTTCTGTTCTTGACCAACTAGAAAGTAATGAATTATTAATAGAAGAAATATGTGGACCGGGTGCAAAATTTAAACCTACATCACGTACAGGTAAGTCTTGGTCACAAAATGGTTTTACTGTAGGCACTAGAACTGTAACAGGTATTAAGTCACCTACAATGGTTGGCATTGGTCGTGGTGGTAAAATATTGTCTAGGGATTGTGACATAATAATTGCAGATGACATTGAGGACCACAACTCTACTATGCAACCATCATCAAGAGAAAACACAAGAAGTTGGTGGACTACAACATTATCTAGTCGTAAAGAAGAACACACAGCTATGGTCGTTATTGGTTCTAGGCAACATTATGATGATTTATATTCACACTTACTAGACAACGAAAGTTGGACTACAACTGTAGAAGAAGCACACGATACAGCTTGTAACTTACCTGATTGGAATGAAGATGAACACGTAGATTGTATGTTGTGGGGTGGAAAGAGAACATACAAATGGTTAATGGATAGAAAACGTGCAGCAGAAACTACAGGTGGTAGAGCAATATACGAAATGGTTTATCTTAACGTAGCTATGCCTGATGGACTAGCTTTGTTTGACAGAGTAGAGATAGAAGCGTGTCGTGACCAAAAACGTGACATAGGACATATTCCACATGGTACAAGATTGATAGCAGGACTAGACCCTGCATCTACAGGTTATCAAGCTGCATTTTTGTGGGCATATGATTCTGTAGAAAATAAATTACACATGGTAGATATGAACAACAATCTAGGTGGTGGTATTCCACAAGCACTAGATGTGATAAAAGATTGGTGGTTAAAATACAATTTGTCACATTGGGTTATAGAAGAAAATGGTTTTCAAAAAGCAATAAGACAAGACAAGAGCATTAGAGAGTTTGCATCAGGTCATGGTATATTTTTAGAAGGACACGAAACATTTAAGAATAAGTTTGACCCTCTTTATGGTGTTACAGCTATGCGACCAATGTTTCAGGAACAAAATATTTCTTTGCCATATCTTAGCTTTGAAGCACAAGAAAAGGTAAACTTATATACAAGTCAGCTTGTGTATTTTAGTTCTGCAAAGAACAAAAGCAAAAGTGTGGGTACAAAAACTGACATAGTTATGGCAAGTTGGTTTCCAATGAGAGCCATAAGAAGAATGCAAAAAGAACGCTACGCAGAGTTAGGGTACGATTATAATCCTAGCTTTACAGGGTACGAACCTAGTAGTATGGATGTAGATAATTGGAGATAAATGCCACTTAATAGTGATAAATTAGCTGAAAGAGTAGATTACCTTAGAGTAATTAATCAAGAACAAATGTCAGATAGGGCAAGAATACGTGACATTATGAATGGTGGCGAAGCTGCTGTTCGTGCTTTGTTAGGTAGGTCAATTAATGTTGAGTACAACGAACTACCTGCACCTAATTTATTTTTAACTGCGTTAGAAAGATTTGCACAAAAATTAGGTAGAAGTCCTGATTTAAAAGTAGATATTATAAATGAAAAAGATAGCGAAAGAGCTAGAAAAAAATCAGAAAAAGTAGAACGCATAGTTTTAGCATATGATAAATTTCAAAAACTACATATGCAGTTACCACAGGCAGCTAGATGGTTGCCGGGTTATGGTTTTGTAGCGTGGACTATAGGACATAAAAAAGACAAAGATGGTAATCCATATCCTTATGCTGAACTACAAGACCCTTTTACTTGCTATCCGGGTGTGTTTGGTAACGACCAACAACCACAAGAGTTAGCAATAATACGTAGAGTGCCACATAGAATATTGGCAGAACAATATCCTGATGCAAAAGGATTTATATATGCACAAGAAGAAACAGATACAGGATTTCAAAATCCATATTCTTCTTTATTAGAAACTACAGAAAGAACAGGTAGTTGGGCAAACTCTACAGGACATGGGAAAGTTGTAGTTGAGTATAGAGATACAGAAGGCACATACATATTTTTACCTGAAAATAAAAAAATTATAGATTTTATGCCAAACATTTTATCATCAGGTCCTTGTTTTGTTGTAGCTAAAAGATATGCGTTTGACCAAATGCAATCACAATTTCATCACATAACAGGACTTATGTCTAACATGGCAAAAATAAATATACTAGGAACAATAGCTATGGAAGATGCAGTATTTACTGAAACTAACATAGTAGGTGAAATAGAATCAGGAAAATATCGTAAAGGTAGATTTGCTGTTAACTATTTAACACCGGGTTCACAAGTGTCTAAACCGGTCAACAATCTACCATACCAATTATTTCAACAAGTAGACAGATTAGAAAGACACTTGCGACTTGGTGCAGCATATCCTGTATCTGATGATGGACAATCTCCTAATGCTTTTGTTACAGGTAGAGGTCTTGAAGAATTAGGTCAATCTGCATCACTACATGTTAGAGAATATCAAACAGTATTAAAAGAAGCATTACAAGAATTAGATGCAAAACGACTAGAGTACGACCAAATTATGTTTGGTAGTAAACGTAAACCTATTGCAGGTAGGCATAAAGGCACAGCATACAAAGAAAGTTATACACCTGATAATGATATTAAGGAAGTGTATGAAACACGTAGAGTGTATGGTGTTATGGCAGGTTTTGATGAGCCACAAAAAATTATTACAGGTTTGCAATTAAAACAACAAGGCATTATAGATACACAAACATTACAAGAAAATATGGATGGATTAGATAACATTACAAAAATACAACAACGTATATCTGCAGAAAAAGCAGAAACAGTTTTGTTTGAAAGTTTAATGGCACAAGCAGCAGAAGGTAATCCTAAAGCAACTATGGCAGCTATAGAGATAAGAAAAAATCCACAAAAGATGTCAGAGATATTAGATAAGTTTTATACAGCAGAAGGTGATGAACCATCTGAACAAGAACTAGCTATGCTAGGAATGGGTGGACCACAAATACCTGCAGGACCGGGTGGAGGATTGCCGGGATTAGAGCAAGTGTTAGGTTCTCTTGGTCAAGGAGGTCCTAGTGCCGGATGATGCTAAAAGATTTTTTGACATAATAAATCAAGAAAATTGGTCAGAAGATGTATTTACAGGTGTTGAAGATGATTCAAATATTGTATTTAAACAATTTGTAACTATACCTACACCACACCCACATTATTTTATTAATTTAGCTTTTGAATACGAATACAATCCGACATTAGGAGATGATTTATTTGGCGAAATATAATAGAGGTAGAAAAAGTAAATCTATGCAAGAAGCTACTGACTTAACACAAGGTGGTGCATTTGCTGACATTGTTGCACCTCCAAGAAAAGAAGGCGACCCAACAGGACAAACAACAGCATTAGAAAATCAAGCAGGTGCTATTAGTCCAATACAAACAAACACACCTACTCCACCTAGACCACAAATGCCTGTATCACCAATGAATATAGCTGCACCTACTAACAAACCTGCAGAACCAATTACATCAGGAATACCAATAGGTGCAGGAGATAATGGACCTACACCTGTTCCTACAGATACAGTTGCTAATATTTTCAAAGCTGCAAAGTCAGTTTTACCTGACCCGATATGGGATGAGTTACTAGAAGCAGATTTTTAAATGGATAGAAGAGCTAATTTCTATTTGCCTTCACACTACAAGGAATCTGTAGCAGAACAATCTACACAGAACCTTAATGAGATTGCAAACTATCGTAGAGCAATAACACCTGATTTAGCAGCAACTATGCGTGATATGGCATATACATATCCATCTATGGATAAACGTTTAGTAGCATATTTACCTCTTATGGGATTGCAACCTGATAATGAAGAAGTATTACAAATTGCACAAGTACAACAAAAAGCTATGGAAAAAAAACAACGTGTAAATGTAAAAACACAAGTTAATCCATTAAAACGTGGCACACAGTTAGGATTCTTAGCTATGGATTCTGCGTTTCAAAATATATCAAGAAATTTTAAATCATCAGTTGTAGCAGCACAGCAAAGTGATAAATCACTACCTACAGCAATTATTGGTAATACATTAGCAGGATTAGTACCGGGAGAAAAATATACTGAAAACATACGTAAAGCTACATTAGGCAAAGAGTTTAACGAAAAATATAATGCAACAAAATCTGCATATGGTGAAAACGAATTTCGTAGAGCGTTAAATGAAGCAGGTGGTTTTGGTAAAGCATTAGGTATAGGTAGACCTGATAACCCACTTAACTTAGGTGTTGGTATTTTACCTAATTCAATAAAACTAGAAGATACAGAAGTATATAGTAAACAGATTAAATTAGGTAAGTCACCAACAGAAGCATATGAAATTGCTGCAGATGTTTATGGTAGACCTATTACAGATGAGTTTGAACGTGATGAGTATAGATATAAATATAAAACTAAAACAGGTGATGAAATACCTATATCACCGGGAAGAATAGTTGCAGCACAGTTTTCACAAGAAGGAGATATTGCATACGCTTTAGCATCTACAATTATTGATGGTGCGTTTAGATTAGGTGCAGACCCTATAAACTTATTGCTTGGTTATGGTGGTGCTGCTAAAACAGCAGGTAGAAAAATTGTATCACAAGCAGAAGTAGCACAGTATGTAGATGATGCTGCGTTTATTACACGTGCAGTAAATACAATTAAACCTACAAAAGCAGGTAAAGAAGCACGTAGATTAACTTTTGGTAAAACTGCAGAACAGATTATGGATAGCAAATGGGGTGATGATTTTATATCTGCATTAACAGAAAATGAATCTGTAGCTAGATTAAAAGATATACCAACGTTTGCAAAAGTAGATACACGTGTATTAAATCTATTAGCAACAGTTAAAAACAAAGAATCTATGCGTGAAATAGTTATGTCATTACTTAAACATGGTGATTTGTCTGAACTTATGATTGCACCTTATTCAGGAACATTTGTAGGTAAAGAGATAGCTGAAGCAGCATACTCTACACCTATAACAAAATTACCAATGCGACAATCTGTTGTTGCTGATATGGCAAATGAGTTAAGTAAAAAGTATGCAGGTAAATCTGTAGATATAGCACCTATGAGAAGAAGTGCAGGTGCATTACTTGGCAAAATGAAAGATGACCCATTTAAAGGCGTTATAGGTATGGGTGGTTCTATAAAATACGCATTACCACAAAAAGTTAAAAGATTATTTGATTTAGCACCAAGTAGATTTGCATCTATAAATTACATAGCAGAAACAATAGAAAACATAGATGGAATATTGATTGCATTAGGAGAAAATCAAAACACAAGAGATTATTACATACGTGAATTAATAGAAGCTAGAAATCAAGATGACATTGTACGCATAGTTAGAACTATGAACAACAGAATAAAAGCAAAAGTTATAAAAGATAATCCTGATTTACAAGATGAAGGTGAATTAGTAGATAGTGTAATGGATTTTATTAACAATGAAATATCTGAAAAAAGAAAATATCTTTATGATAGCGAAGGTCAACCACTAGCTTTTCCGGGAAGTAAGTTTAAATTTAGACCTGACAGAGTAGATGCAGAAGGTAACATATTAGAAGCTACAGAGGTAGCATTACCTACAGCATTTTCTATGAGCCAATTTGCTGACAATTTTGTACCATTAATTGATTATCAAGAAGTTGGTAGAGCATTATCTAGTTTTAGAAGAATGGTAGGACCTAACACTACAGGATTAAGAAGATTGTTATCAGGTAAGTGGGGTAATCAAGATTATACATTAACACAGAAAATATTAGATAATGCAAAAATACCTACAAAAGCGTTAAAAACTAATTTACGTACAGGCAAACAAACACTTGCACCTACAGGTTGGTTAGAGTATATGTATTCAGATTTTATAATGCAACGTTTATTAAAACCATCTTGGATGTTAAGACCTGCACTAGCATTACGTGTACCACCTGAAGAAGCAGTACGTATTGCTATGTATGGTGGACCAAATGTATTCACACACCCAATACTTAGAGCATCACTTAATGGTGGTATAGGTTATGGTAAAGGTAAACCTACAAGTATTAGATTAGAAAATTCATTTGGTGAACAATTCTTTTCTACAAATATAGATGCAGATGAGATAGAACCTGTAGCAGAATTACTAGGCAACATAGATATGGTAAAACAAATAGAAAATCTTAAATATGATGATATACAACAGATTATTAAAGTATTAAGACTTAATACAAATCAATCAGGACAAGTTGGAGATTCGTTTATACAAAATGCTATTGATGGTGGTAATGCTACAGACTTTGCGTTTGATGAAATTATTGGAGATGTAAAACAACTTAAAAAACAAAGAATAGATTTACAAGATTTTAATATTGTTATGGATAGTATTGATAATTCAGGTACTTTACCTAATGTATTACCTGCTATACCAATATCTAAAGAAGGTATTGATTTACCAATAACAGTAATACCAAATAAAAAGTATCAAAAAATATTTGAATTTGAAAACACAAAACAATTTGCAGATTCATTAAAAAACTATGTACAAAATCCATCTATACAAGAACAACTTAAAAAAATAAATCATGCTGTTTCAGTACAAGTTGTAGATGGAAATACTGCAGTAGTTAATGTAAGTTTAAAACTTGGTAAAAACATTGATAATGCAAATGATGCAGATGTGGCAATTAAAAATGCATTAAGTGTGGCAATCAAAGCACATGAACCAAAAATATATATATCAAATGATGTGTACAGTTTATTACCTGAAAATCATCCTATTAAAAAAATAGCTAGTCGTGAAGGATTAAATTACAGAATAGGCGTGTACGCACAACCTGACCCACGTATAGATAATGTTGACATCAATTCACCTGTATTTAAAGAAGTTATGGAATATTTATTTAATGAAAATTTTGAAGTAGCTAAAAAAATAATAAGCAAAAAAGGTGGATATGCACAAGCTGCACCATCAGGTACATTTTTAAATACTACTAAAGAATATATATCTACTATGTCAGAACAAACATTAGCTTTAGCACTTAAACCACGTAGTAAACAAATAAGTTCAGCAGAAGATTTTTTTATTATGGTTGATAAATATATGCCTGATGGAAGTATAAATCCACAATATTGGCGTGGTTGGATTCACGATATGATTTCTAAAGCAGGTGACCCATTGTTTGTTGTTGTAGCAAGAGATGGTGCAGATAAAGCATTTCAATATTTTAGAGGTCCGGGTAAAAAATATATAGATGATTTAATTAAAAGAAGTGAAGATGTAGAAGCTAGAGAGTTACTTAATACTGAAGAAGGTTTAAGAAAATATTTAAAATCTGCAGAGTATGAAATAGGTAGATTACAAGGTAATCCAACAATGAAGATTATGCGTGAAGGTGCAGAGATAAGTGAACAACAAGCTAGAGAACTTATAGAAAGTGCAGAGGGATATGTATTTCCTGATTACGAAGTTGATTTAACCCAAGGTGCTGTAAAGGTACGTGAGTTTTTAGCAAATGGTGGATTTATAGATGGAGAGGATTGGTTAGAGTTAGCACAAAAATATTCTGTAAATGGACAGAAAGGTAAAAAATATTTTAATAACTTTTTTAATAAAATAAAAGAAGTGTTTGATAATGAAATAAGAGAATTGGATTTAGGTCCAAGGCGACAAGCATTTAATCAAAATCCTAATTTAAGTAAAGCAGGTACATTAACAGGTCGTGCTATAGAGAGATGGGATGAAGCACTAGGTAGTGCATACAACTTGTTATTAGCAAAACCATCTGATTATCTTAATCGTGACCCTATGTTTAGGTGGTCATTTTATACATTAGCTGAAGATTTGTTTCCATTTATGACAGAAGATGTACGTAAAGAATTTATAGTTGGTGCTAAACCTTGGATAGAGGGTAGTGAACTATACACTAACCTATTAGCTAAAGCTAAATCAACAGTATCAGAGAATAGCATTACAACATTAGAACAAGCAGAAACATTACTTAAATACAAAGCTATGGATGAAGTAAAGAATTTATTATATGCTAGTTCTGATAGACACGTGCTATCTGATGTTATGTCATCATACGTACCATTTCCTGAAATATGGCAAGAGGTTATAAAGACTTGGGGTAAATTATTAGTAGATAATCCTGCTAAATTTAACAGAACTCGTATTGCTATAGATAGAGGTAAAGAAGCTAAACCTTGGGATACAGACAATGCTTTCTTTACTACTGACCCTGTAACAGGTGAACTAATGTTTAATTACCTAGATGTAGCTAATGTATTAACATTTGGTCTAACTGCAATACCGGGTGCATTAGGATTTAAACCATTACAACGTACTACATTAGGTGAAGATTTAACAGATGAAGGTGTAAGAGTAAAACCATATGGATTCTTAGAAGGACTTAACCTAATTGCAGCTAATGGTTTCTCACCGGGTTTCGGTCCTATTGTTACCTTTCCTTTTAAAGTATTAACTAAAGTTGCATCTACACCTAAATATTGGCAGGACTTTATATTAGGTAACTTTGAACAACCGGGTAGTGGTGTAAACTTTTTTGATGAATTACCATCTTGGTTTAAAGGTTATCTAAAAGCTATGCCACTTACACAAGAAGCAACAGATGAAATAAATGCATCATATTCTAAAACAGTTATGGATATATTTACATTGTATTACTACGCAGGTAAATGGACACCTGATGACCAACAAAGTATTGATGATGCTATGGAACAAGCACAAAGTGCTGCTGCTACACATTGGCTTATAAGAGGTACAGCACAAGCAGCATATCCTACAGCTATACAACCTAGATACGAAGTTAAAGATAAAAATGGTGCATGGTGGACAATACAAGTATTAGGACAAAAATATCAACAAATGTTAGAAGCAAATGATTTTGATTATTATCAAACAACACAACAGTTTATGACAAGATTCGGATTAAATCCAATACCACTTAGACAATCAGGCACAATTAAAAAAGGTAGATTTCCTGTTAAAAAAGAATCATATGCGTTTTGGCAACAAACAGAAAATAAAAAATTATTACAAAAGTTACCATACACAGCTATATTTATAAAACCTGACAATATTGATGATGAGTTTTCATTACCTGCATTTATGGCAGGTGCAGAAACATTAGAACCTAACGCATACAAACGTGCAGTATTACAATCATTAGCACAGTTTGAATTAGAAAATTTTAAAGAACAATTAAACAGTGATAATTCTTTGTCATCACAAGCTAGAAAAGAAAGATACTCTGCAGAAGTTGCAAGAATTACAGAGGAGTATGGTGTTATACCTTATGGTTCTCTTGGTGATGCTGTGTTAATGGCAGACAAATATCAGATAATAGCTGAATTAAGACAATGGGAAAATTATGAAGAAACACGTAATTCTCCTGAATTTGAACCTTTGCAAAAATTTCTTAAAGAGTATGATAGAGCTGTAGATGTAGCATTAAATGGTGGTACGTTTAGAGGTGTAGTAATTCCTAGTGGTGGTATTCCTAACAAAACTGCTGCTAAACTTGGTGGTACATCAGGTAAAATTGATGCTATAAGAGAAGAACTAGATGCATATGCTAGAGAGTTAGCTTTGCAGTATGAAGATACAAATTGGATTAGTTTGTATTTAGGAAGTTTTTGGAAAGAGTTAGATAATAGAAGGTATTTGAAATGAGTGATAACAAAGTTGTACTAGACATAGATAATTATTTAGAGGGATTAGATAAAAGTCAAGAATACCCTGCAGATTTACCTACTTTATTATCTGAGGTAAACAGAAGGTTTACTATTCCAATACAAATTGAGCAACCTGATGGAACAAAATTAGTTGTTAATTTATCTATAAGTGAATATTTATCACAAGATGCAGTTGATTTAGGTTGGGATTTTGAAACAATACAAGTTTATAAAGAAGGTTTAACTGAAGCTACTACTTGGGAAGAATATATGACAACAGTTAATAATTTATTAGATGATATAACTGAACCTACAGAAACTTCAGGTGGTGTTGGTTTAACAGAAACATGGACATTTAAAACTTTAGCTGATAGAGAACAAATTAATAATATAGCTGATTTTAATGATTGGTTTCAAACAGATGTCGAACAATCTGATGGAACAATCGTTCCATTTAATATAGATAATCAAAAAATACCAGATGCAGTTGCAAAAGCACAACCTTCAACATATGAAGACCCTGAAGGAGGAGTATATTTTAAATCTTATGAATTTTATTCCGGTCCAAATCTTGCGATTGATAGTAATGGTTATTACATTGACCCTGAAACAAAAAAATTAAAAAAAGATGCAGAAGGTAATCCTATTAGACCTGTATTTAGGACAGGTTCAGCATCAGAATTATTTAGAGGATTAAGTCAAGAAGCAATTTTTGAAATACAACAAGAGTTAGCAGGTTTAGGATTAGACTATGGTTCTTTTACTTTTGTGCCGGGTGTAATAGATTTTACAGCTAAAGGTAATGAAATAGATTTTATAGCACAATTAATGACACAAGCTAATGATGCTAATGCTATGTTTCCACAATTAAATTTAATTGATAAAACAGCACCTACATTACTAGGACAACTAAGACCATACTTAGAATATAAAAAAGGTATAGATGCAGAAGCAAATGCATATTTTGAAGATTTACAAGGCAAGTTTGCAGGAGAAATAGTGCCACCTACTGATGCAGAAGTTAAAGCAGCAGTAGATACTTTGTTTGCAGAAAGAGGTTTATACGCTACATCTAAAGATTATGCTAAGTATTCAACTATATTTGGTAACTTACAGAAACAAGCTGCTGAGAGAGAAACAGAGATAGAAGATAATAGAATATCATTAGGTGATGTAATTGGTTTAATGGAACCTTATGATGCATCAGGAGTTTATAGTTATGCAGGATTTGGTGTGACTACACCTACTGCAGAGGAAGCAAGAGAAAAATTAGGAAAACCATTACTACAACCTCTTGATGTAATGAGTGAGCTAGGAAAAGTAATGGATGATTTAGAATCAGGTAGGATAGATGCAAGTCAAGAGATAGCAAGTAGAGCTGCAGCAGCACAACAATTTAAATCTAACTTTATGCAATTTGAGGAGAACTTTTAATGTACACACCACAACAACTTTACCAATACATACAGTACGCTATGAATTACCTGTCTACAGAAGATTTTGAATACAAAGATGGAGATACATTACTTAATCCTAATAACGAAGAAGATATGACAAGACTTATATCTGTAGCATTAGCAGAGCATAGAGATGGAGATGTACCTACAGGATTTGCACAAAATGTACCGGGTGACCAAGGCAGGTCACGTGGTCCTTGGCAAGTGTATGGAACTACTTGGGAAAGTGAGTTACGTAAATACGATATATTTAATTCTTATGACAACATAAATGATGCACTAGATGACCCCGGATTAAATGCTATAGCAGCAGTAATCATTGGACAATATGATGTAGGTGGCAGAACAGGTATAAATAATTGGACTACAAACGATATATCAGGACAAGAAACATTTTTAAATGCAGCTAAAGAATACGATACAAATTTTATAGAAAACCCTACACAGATACAAACACCTGATGGAAATGTAGAAGAAATACCAACAGACCCTACTGTAAAAGGATATGAAAACAGTATTAGTGGTAAAAACCTAATGGAAGTTCCTGAACAAACTATTGCAAGTATGAAAGGTAGTTTAAGAAGTGCAAGTTTAGGTGGTTTGTTTAAAAACGAAGAAACCTATTTGTCGTATAAAGGTAATCGTGTACGTGAAAACAGAGGTAGCGATTTAAACAATATGACAAAGAATATGTTGGCAAATGTAAACTTAGATACTCTTAGCAATCAAAAGATTATGCAAATGTACGTTGAGAATATACACCCCTATTTACCACTAGATGTTACGTATAGAGGTGTAAATGTACAAGGTGATGGACAAAACATTGTGGATTTACTACAAAACAAAAAATTAAATCCTAATGATAATTATTACATACATTCTGAAGGTAGAGTTGCATCAGGTAAAGAAATTAACAAAAGATTAGATTATGCTAAAAATACTATGTATCAGTATTACCTTAATAATAAAGGTACTGAACCTACTACACAATTACAAGATGTATATGAATACATATTTAGAACAATACATCCATACATAAAAATAGCAGAAGAAATTGCACTAGAAGAATTTGAACCAAAAACTTATAGTAATAGAACCCCGGTAATGACACCTGAATCACAATTAACAAGGAGAACACCTGTGTATACATCTGAATCACAATTTACAAGGAGAACACCTGTGTATACACCTGAATCACAATTAACAAGGAGAACACCTGTGTATACATCTGAATCACAATTCACAGGCAGAACACCTGAAATGAAAGCAGCACCTAAATTTTTAAATAATATGGAAAAAATATTGCGTGTAAAACCACAAGGTAATAAAAATAATCAACCACAAGAACGTAATATGGCATCAAGGTTTTTGGATAGATGAGTGAAGAACTTAAAGATTATTTAGAATTTAATACACATCTACAAAAATATGTCGTAGGTGGTGTAATACAATGGGATATGTTAGCTGTAGACATTGTTGAGTTAAGAGAAGAAAATTCTGATATGACAGATGAAGAATTATTTATGGAAATTACTGCAGAGTTTTATGAAGCAAAGTTTTACGAATGAATTTAAACAGATTTGTTACAAACGTACAAGAAATAATATTAAATATAGCTAGTAGTGAAGGTATAGAACAAGCTGCAATAACACCGGAATTAAAAAGTAGGTTAAGGGCAGTAATAAGGTCAACTGCATTATATGCAAATAGAGTAGCTATAGATACTAATACGTATAAAAATGAATTTATTGATGCAATAATACCACGTTTAAGAAACACAGGTATTTCACAAGGCATAAATATACCTGATTCTGTTTTATCTAATATAGGCAATTCAATATCACAAACATTTGGTGATTCAGACTTTAATGAAATAATTATGGATATGGATGATACTGCAGAGTATGAAGCATTCTTAGATAATGATTATGAAAATATTGTAAATGAATTAGAAAACATAGAAGAAAATAGACAGGCATTAGAAGCTGCACAAGATACTGACCCTGATAACACACCCTCACATGTTGATGAAATTGCTGAATTTATGGATAGACAAAATACACCTGAAAGAATAGAAAGCAATATCAATACTTTACTAAATGTAAACCCTGATACTGAACCAAGAGCATTAAAAAAAGGTCGTGTACAAAAGGCAATATATAATTATATAGGTAGTGATTACAACCAAGCAGACATAGATTTATTTAAATTTTTAGATAACATTGAAGTTTTAGATTCAACATTAACAGGCAATCCAGATTCAAAAATTATTTTGAAATTTTCAGGTGATATAGTTACAAAAACTAACGAAGGCATTGAATTGCTTGATGCAGTTGTAACAGATATAGAAACTATATTAAGTGATATAGAAGGTATTGATGTTGTTGGGATAGAATACACAGATGTAGATGAAGTATCAACATCACAAACAAATTTAAAAGCAAGACAAAATAGTAGGCGTAGAAGTAGTATAAATCAAGAGTCAGCAGTAGCTTACAAATATATCAATATGAGTGCTGAAGAAGTGAAAAATATGTTAGGTGATATATTGTTTGATGAAGTTAGATTGTTATCTAGTAAATATAATGTTAATGTTACAAATTTATATCCCGGTGGACCTTTGATTACTGCAGCACAAACAGGACATAAATATTTTGTACAAGATATATTTGAAATGATTGCAAACAGTAATGAGTTACAAAGTATATTAGATAACTCAAAATTAAAATGGGTAATTTTAGGTGGTAATAAAAAAAATGGTTCATTTCAGGATATGAACCTATACAAAGGTGGTGTAAGTAAATATTTTAAAAGATTACAACGTAATGCTAATCCTGAAACAAAAGCATCATATAAAAAAATAAATGAAAAACCCGGATATGTTTTAGGTTTAGAATTTACAGACCCATCAGGTAGAAAACATATTGTGACAGGTATGGTATCAGATGGTGAATATAGTAATTCTATATCTTTTAATACAGGTTCGAACCAATCTGATATAACAACTAATTTTTTTAATTTTGACCCTGACTATGGAAGTAGATATGGTTTAAAAGGTTATTTTCCTAATACATTAAATGGTCTTGCTATGAAGATGAAAGGTGCTGCATTAACTGTAGTAAGACAATGGTGGCAGGGTGTGTTAGGTATTGCAGATAAAGAAGAAATGATACTAACACAAAGTCCAATAAATGCATATGTTGGCAATTTTTATCAAAGAGGTGGATTTTTATTTGAAAGTGTAAATTTAGTAAACGAAACTTTTTTAGATGCACAAGAAAGTTATGATGTTTTTAATCGAAGCATGATTCGTTTTCCAAACAAAGATGTGGTATTAGATGATGGTTGGAAAATACCTAATGCCAAACATGAATGGACAGTAACACTTAAAAAAGATACTAATTTAATTGGTAGACCATCAAACATACAAGTTGTGAGAGCTAAAAGAAGTTATTTTAGTTTAGATGATATAGAAAAATCACCAAGGCACAATGCAATAAAATATTTAATGAATGTGCAAAACGCAAATCGTATTCAAGATGCTAATCGACTAATGTTAAATATTGCAGGTATAGCATTTGGTTCAGGTTCATCTTTAGCAGATGAAGTAATAGATTACATACAGAGTAATCCCGATACAAAATATATATTTAAATACTCAGATATAAATAATATGTTATTAGAAATATATAAATTAGACCCTAAAATTATTGGGCAAATAATTGCAAGTTCAGAACAATTAAAACGTGTAACAGGTATAGATTTACAAAACGTTTCTGATGATGTTAAACAAATATTTAATTATAAAGAAACATTACCTTTAGATATTGAAGGTGGTATATCAGAAAAATCTTTGTATCAATTTATAGAAATAATAGCAGATTCAGTAGGACCGGAAATAGTAACAAATAATTTAAAAATATATAAAAGAGAAGATGTTATAAATGATTTAACTTCAGATGTTGAACTAAACGAATGGATTTATGATGTAAATGAAACTACACTACAAACTACAGATACTACAACGACATCTAGAACAACACCAATTTATACAAATTTAAATGATGTAATGAACTCAGATTTTTATAGTAATAACGAATTTGGATTTTTTTCCAACAGAGTTTCTGAAGTATATGACAATATGACTTATGATGAATTTAGTAATGATTTTACAGGTATGCACATAGCTGACGATGATTATATTGATTGGGCTATTCTTACAAGAAGTGCAGGTGAAGATGATTTAAGAGGTGATGTATTTACACCGAGAGAGATAGCTCAAGCAAATAGGTGGGGAGATATTACTCCAATTAACACAAATGTAGATGGTATGTATTATTTAGATGATACATTTAGACACAACTTTCTTCGCAATATTCAATATACAATTAGTAGTGCTGCTGATGATATGTCAGATGTTAAATTACTAGCTGCAGATGTAGAGTATATGGGTGCAGCAAGTTTAGGTGGTGATGTTCACGATTATTTTGAAATAGGTGTTATATACGAAAAAACAGAATTTGATGGAACAACAAAACAATACAGAATATATGAAACTGTAAGAGTAGAATCAGATATGTATATTAATTCAGTTGATGCAAATCATGTAAATTTTCTTGATACAGTTAGAACAGGAACACCTACAGACTTTGCAAGGCGTTCACGACTTGCTTTAGTTGATGCATTAGGTATGACATTTACAGAGCAAGGATATACTGTAAACCACACACAAATAGATGACACATCTTTAAATGGTCGAGGTAGGATGTTAATAAAAACACACCCATCAGGTAGAATTGGTAGAGTTATGGATATTGCTATGCCTTATCCCGGTCAACGTGGTAATTATATAAATAATTTTAGAGGTGCAGTTACATACACACCATTAGGAGATGAAAATGTAAGAGTACAACAACAAAGAGATTTACATCAAGAAAATTTAGAAAAAAGAAACAATCAAACTAAAGTACCTGCAGCTAATGTTACAGAATCACAAATACAAACATTCTATTCGCAACATGAATTAGATTACTTAGTTAATAATGATGGAAGAAATCCTGAATTAATCAATAAAAACTTAGAAGAACTATTTAATTTTATAGACAACAAAACTACAGGTGCAGTACAGATTACATTTAACAATGGTATTGATGCATTTGTATTAACAAAACACACTAATCAACCATTAGTATGGGCAGCACATATAGATTCTTTAGACCAAGACCTTATGCCTCCTGATGATATTCAATATTTAAAAAACAATTTACAATTTCCTGAAGGGTCTGAAATTATATCACCTGAAGGTCTTCTACATAGAATTAACAAAGTTACATTCTTAGTTCCTAATGAAGATATTGTACATGGCGTATTACCAAGTTTTATTAAAAGATTAAATGATGAAGGTACTGCATTAATAACAGATGGCAGCAACGTTAATTTATTTTATGTAGGAAATATGGCACATGAGCAACCAACTTTAGCACAGTATAGAGTTACAGAACCTGCACCTGATGATGGGTTAGATATATTTGGTGACCCTGATTCACCTGATAATCAAAACGTTAGAGCTAATTATGGTTATGGACAATCAATGAATCAGTATGATGACAGAGTACCATTGTATCAACAATTTAACGAAACAAGAGTTCCTGTTGGTAACAATCCATCTACACGTAATTTAAGAGAGATGGCACGTGCATTTGCACAAACTAAAACAGGTAAGGGTTTAGGTTATGCTTGGAAAACAATAGACATAGGTGAAACATTAATATCTAAAGCATTTGCACAAGCACAGAAAGCAGCACTTGCAGCAGGTGCAGTAGGTCTTGGTGGTGCTGCAGCTACAGCAGCAACAGTATGGGCATTTTACGAAATAGGTAATTTAATATTTTCTGTATTACAAGGTATTCCTGAACTATATAACGTAAACAGAAAGAGAAATGAGATATTACTTAATGGTGAACAATGGGAAAAAGATTTTGTTGAAGATACTTTTTGGCAGGATTATGGACCTGAACTGCTAGAGATACTACAAGAAGCAGGAGATAGGTCACCTGCAGAAATGTTGTCAGAAAAAATATGGACATTTACTTTAGATAATTTATTTAAACAATCACAAGGAGAAGTAATACCTGAAGCATTAGTAGATGATAGTGAAGAATTAGATATGAGAGATGACTTATGGTATGCAAATGTACCTAATGACTACAAGATAGAACTAATGCAAGACAATATAGATTATGATAAAGTGTTATCAGGGTATTACAACAATAGACCTGAAGCAAATGTAATTATGAACAGGACATTACAATTAGCTAATGATGTCTATAATAGAGATAGATTCCCGGGGAATAGATAATGGCAATATTTAAAGAAGGAAGTTTACTACAAGTACCTGATGAGTTAATCATTGTAAATGGTAAGTATTATGCTGTATATAATTACGTAGCTACAAGTGGTAACACTATGCCTTTAGTGGTAGATGTAGATTTACCTGAAAGTTTTGCAGAAGGTGCATTAGATGCTGCAGTAGCGTACACAGAACAGGAGTTTGCAGACCAATATGGATATGCATTTTTTCCAATGTTTAATTTATCAGACTTAAAAGTTATTGACCCTGAAAGTGAAACTACAGATATTGATTGGTTATTAGAGAATGTAGAGAATGATTTGCAAAAGAAAGCAACTATATTTGGTAAAGAATGGTATTTAGATGATGAAGTACAGCAGTTGTTTGCATATGGTGCAATTACAGGTGAGGACATATCACCATATTTAGAAAATTTAACTTGGTTTAAAGACCACAACGCAGCACAAAGGGATTGGATTACGCTTGTATATAACAATCCACAAAAAGCACAAGAGTTTATTAACGATAATTACATAGCACTTAGAACACAAATGAACCAATTAGGTATATCAGGTTCAGGTGTAGATGATTTAACAAGGCAATTAGCAGGTGATATAGCACAAGGAAATATTGATTCTGCCGAGGCATCACAGATATTATCTTATCTTATAGACCCATATAAATTAACTATGGCAGGTGGTATAGATGCACTAAATGAAGATTACAGAGGTTTTACAGATAAAATTAATCCAAGTAAAAATGGTATATCAAGTGCTAAAGATTTAATAACAAAATATCTTGGTGTAGATGCTGCACAAGAGTTTACAAAAAATGGAATAGTAGAACAGTATGCAGCTATGTTAAGAGCAGATGCAGAAACCGGCACTACAAATAACGAAGATATTATTAAAGAACAATTACAAACTGCACACGATAAATTGTTTCCACAGTTTGAAGGTAGTCAACACGAGATGTGGTCAGCACCAATGTATAGTAAATTTTTATCGCTTACAGGTAAAACAGCTTTATCAAATACAGACAAAAAAAATGTAGATATAATTTCACAAAAAACCGGTGGAGATATGACATTGTTTGCAGGTGAAATAAGAAATCAATATGAAGATGACCCTACATACGCAGACCAAGTGTTAGGTGCTATGACTACTGCATTTGGTAACCAAGATGTATCAGGTGTATTTACAGGACAGAGTTTAGTAGGATAGTATGACAGTAGAAGAAATAAAAGCAATACAAGCAGAACTTGGTGTAACAGTAGATGGAATTATAGGTCCTGAAACACAAGAAGCTGCAAGAGCAGCACAAGCAGCATCACCATTTGATGAAACTAAATATGATTTTATTGTTGATTTTATTATTCCTGAAACAGACACTAATGAAATTGTTGAAAACAATGGTGAAAACATAATAAGTACTGCTGAAGATTTTTTTGCAACGAATGTACAAGAAGATAAATTTGGTAGTGCATTAGGCACTACATTGTATGTTAAGTTATCTGATGGTTCTATTGCAACTGCAGGTAGTTTAGAAGAGTTTGAATCAAGATTTTTTAATACTGAAACAGGTACATTAAATGAAGGAATTGAGTTAGCATCATCAAGTGACATAATTAAATTTAAATCTGATACAGCAGCATCTATTTCATTAGATATAGATACATCAAAATTTCAAATAGACACAAGTGCTATGGAAAAAACACTTGGAACATATGCAGAAGATGCACAAGTAGCAGAGTTGGCACAAACAGGACCATCTACATTTGAACAAGCAAAAGGATTATATCCTTATTTAGATGACAGATTAATACGTAAGTTTATGGATAAATATGCAGAAAGTGGTAATGAAAAATTAGCACTTGCTGAAATGAGAGCAGACCCAATAATGAATGATGTATATCCGGGAATAAAAAGAACAGATGGTACTTTACGTATGACAGAAAAAGAATATGTAGCTGCTGTAGACAATATGAAAGCTACTATACGTACATACAATTTAAACCCTAACGAATTTCAAGATGATATTGTATCTGCAATTAGTGGTGATGTATCTCCATTAGAGTTTAGACAGAGAATGGATGCAGGGTATGAAGGTGTAGTAAATAATATTCCTCAAATTAAAGAAGCGTATCTAAATAATTTTGGTATTGATTTACCTGATGAATCTATATTTGCTATGTTTGTTTCACCAAATGTTTCTACAAAAATATTAGAAGGGCAAATTAGAGCATCACAAATACTTGGTGAAGCAGAAGCATCAGGATTCGGTGGTATATCTGCACAAGTAGGACAATCACTAGCACAACAAGGTCTAACACAAGAAGGTGCAAGAAAAGGATTTGGACAAGCAGCATTAACATTAACAGGTTTACAAACTGCTGCACAAACACAAGGTAGAGAAGGTCCAACTGCTACAGAGTATGTACAAGCTACACAACTTGGACAAGCAGAACAGTTAGACCAATTACAAAAATTATCACAACAAATACAATCTGAAAGTTCTTTGATAACAGGTGCAGCTAAATCACAAACAGGTGCTGTAACAGGTTTAGAAGAAGCATAACCACAATATATAGTATATAACTTGCACAACCACAATATGTGGTATAATCAAATCAAGCTGCGTTTGTAAGTCTGCAGGATAATATGACTTCAATTTTGTAATCGGTCTTGATGCCTACTGACAAGACCTGTCAAATAAAAACAGTAGTGTAAG